GAGATAGAATGCCGTCGATGCAATCTCATCGTCAATCTGCCACTTATAGACATCCTCATCTATGAAGAGAATGTCGAACTTGGGATATGGCATTGTCTTTGCCATAGTTGCATAAAGATATGCAAGTCTTGGCTGATTGATCATGCGATACAACTTCGATACCTGATACAAGGGTTCTGCACGGATCGGACGATAGTTCCATGCCATGAGGAACCTCTCCTTGATCTCACCGAATGGCTTGTTGGTGATTGCCGCGATCATGGCAATGCGGTACAGGGAGTAGAATATCTCTTCCTCCCATCCACCCATGTCAACACGCTTCTGATATGCCTCCGCTGACTTCTCCCACTGCTGCGAGTCGAAGTACGATTGAGCAAGATAGAACTGATGGCGGGTGTTGGTCGGATCTTCCTTCATTGCCTCCTCAAGAACCACAGCATCGCGGCTGTACTTCTCAATCGGAGTAATGCCGACATTCCTTGCTCCACCCATCGTTCTCGCGCAGATGTTGTAGTTGCCCTCAAGTTTTACAACGCGAGGATTCTGCTTCTCGCAAGCAGCATATTCGTGCAGGACACCCTTGTATTCCCACTTGGAATCCAACTTGAACACCTGATTGCGCCACCAAAAGAAGGATCCTCGCTTGATACGAAGGGCATAACTATCAACTTCCGTGGTGGGGGGAAGAATCAGTTCACCCTCAAGATAATCGTCTGCATCAATGACCCAGGCATAGTCTGCCTTGCCCTCTGCTGCCTTGAATGCAAGTGTGCGATTGTGACCGAAGTTCTTCCACTCATGGTCATGGATCTCACCAGGAATGCCCTTCTCCTTGAAGAAGTCGGTGATGATTTGCTTGGTATTGTCGGTGGAACCCGTGTCGCAGATGACCCAGTAGTCGATGTACTTGTAGACCGAGTTCAGACATTCATGAATGATGTGCGACTCGTTCTTCACGATCATGCATAGTGTAACAGTTGGACGCATAATGTATATTCCTTTTGGGTCAGGGCTTCTTCTTACCTATATGGTATTTAGGTACGAGTTCCCAGTTCTGCTTGTCTTTGTGTGGGATTATTTTCATCTGAGCAAGCGAGACTATGGGTTCACTTGCTTTCTTCGAATCAACTATCTCCACAAGACCCCATTCCTCAAGGAGATTGGCTATGGTGTTTCTCCTGCCGATGTCCGTGTCGTCTATGTCGGTAGGCAGTCCATCCAAGGCAAATAGTTCCTTAAAGTGGACAATATAGAACTTACCACGCTTGTGAAGTATATGACAACTCTGATAAAGTTTGTTTTCTTTCTTGGAGGAGACTCCTATTCGGGTAAGGGTTTCCCGTACCTTTAGGAAGTCGTCCTCTGCCTTCAGCCTGATCTCAAGGAGATCCTCGACTCCGAGACTTAATATTCTTTTTTCCATAGTATCCTCGCCAATCAATCATCATAGTTTGATGTACTTGATTATTTAGCATTTTGGATACCCCCAATAGATTCTTCACTTGCCTTGATCACCTTGGCAATGGTCTTAGCCCCAAGGACATCACGGATCTCCTCTGCCTTCTTGGCAGAGCAACCGAAAATATCACAGATAGTCTGCACAAGTTCAGCATCTTCCTTCTTTGCCCACTTGGAGTATCTTTTCCGTGGGCGGATGGAGTGGAGCATGTACTCGTACTGCATCTGCTTGTCCAAGAACCCGACGCGGTTCATGGCATTTGCTTGCATGATCGTGTCGGGAAACTGAGACAGACCCTTGTTCATGAGATAGGGGGCATACTCGGATGCCCCCCTTCCCTCATCACGGATTAGATTGACCTTGGTCTGGTTGATGCTGTTCATGAAATCGAATGGATTGCTGCTCATTTCTTGAACTCGCATGAAACCATCAGTTCGCTCAGACAAGCCATAGTGTTGATTTCCTGATCTGCCACGAATGCTGCCTTGTACTGATAGTCAGCAAGCGTGAGGATTGCCTGTGGAATGGACTGAGGCTCAAGGATCTCGTACAGCCCATCATAGATGGTGCGGAACAACCCGACATGATCGTTGTCGATGTTCGTAGCCACCCACTTGCGGATAGAACCGAACTCCTTCTTCTTCATGAAGCCGATGAGATCCTGAACCTTGTCGCTTGCAGTCGTGCCAAGAATGCCGACATCGATCTTTCCACCCAAGGAATACTTCTGCAAGTCATTGATCAACTTGCGGAAGTCGGGAAACCTACGCATGACAAGTTCAGCAATGACCTTCTCATCATACTCAATCTCCTCGGAGTCAAGGATGGCACAGATCCTCTTGTGCATCTGCTTTGCCATCTTTGGCTTCTCAGCCGATGGGATGCGGAAATCGATCACCGTGCATCGGGAATGCAGCGGCTGAATGATCCGATTCTTGTAGTTGCAAGTGAGGATGAAGCGGCAGTTCTTTGAGAACTCCTCCATGAAGCCACGAAGTGCTGGCTGCATGGATTGGGGATTGGAGTAGTCGAACTCATCAAGGATGACCACCTTGGTGCCACCCGTGAAGGAGACTGAACTTGCAAACTCACGGATGCGAGTCCGCAGGGTGTCGATGTTTCCATCCTCTGAGCAGTTGATGATGATCCAATCGGAACCCATCTCCTCGCAGAGTGCCTTGGCAACGGTCGTCTTTCCCACGCCTGGTCCACCCGCAAGGAGCATGTTCTGAACCTGCCCCTTCTCTACGGACTCGTTGAATGTCTTCAAGAGATCCTGTGGAAGAACGCAGTCTGCGATCCTGCGCGGACGATACTTCTCTGACCACAGATATTCATCTGTAGCAAGCATTGTTCACTCCTTACTTTGAGTCTGAACGGAGAGCAATCCAATAGGTAACGCCATTCTTGTTTCCAACGAACTTGGCAACGGCAGTTCCGCCGATCTCAACCGAATAGTCATCGGAGAGCATCTTCATCAGTTCGATGTCGATGTAGACCGAAAGATTCGGCTCTGCCTTCTTTGCCTTGATTGGAACCTTGTAGGTATTCGATGTGCTGTTCAAGCCGATCTTGCGGTCGAATGCAATGATCTCAATCCCACCCGTGGTAGCATTGCCACGGATGCAGATGGTGTCAAGTTGCAGGATCGATGCTGCCTTCTGGACCTCTGCGATCTCGGATGCTGACAGATCGAACTCTGCCGTCAGATCAGGCATCTTGATCGTCTTGTTTGCCTTCTCGACCAACTTCTCGTCGGCATAGAAGTACTGAACCGCACCACCCTTCTGCGAGTTCACAACGACATACTTGTCATCGAACTCGTAGTCGGGTTCGTTGAACAGGCTTGTAGTGGCAATGAACTTGCCAAGATCGAAGATTGCGAAAGGCTTGGGAAACGATTCATCCACCTTGACCTCTGCCATGATGTTCTTGGCAGGGGACACCGTGCGGATCATGTTTCCCTTGTCCACATAGATGGACGAGCGGATTCCCGAAAAGTTCTTCAGAATGTCAAATGTCTTCTTGCTGATCTTCATTGTTCATCCTCAAAAGTATCCATGATGTCATCGACCTCAACGTCCTCACCGTTGTTTACCATGTCCTTGAGATCCTTCAGGTGATGCTTGCGATCATGCCTCTGACCTCTGCGTTCGTGCTTTCGCCCACGCGATGAAGCATGTGTGCGGTCGAGGGGATCGAAATCGTTGTCACTCCACTTCCTGCTCACCTGAGTTCTCCTTGTTCTTCAGTAGTTCAGATAGGTACTCTACACCGAATGTCTCCTCAATCAACTTCTTTCTCATATCATTCTCCGAAATCGTTAGTGGAACATAGTTGCTGAAACCAGGCATCTGCTTCGGGCAAAAGATCCTTGGATAGTCCAACTTTGAATAGTGGCTCTCAGAAAGATTCTTTAGTTGGGTGTGGCTGAAGTCCCCACAGGCACACCTTTCGCAGACGAACGATCCAGGAAACTTCCTGCTGTCTCCCCTGCCATCGCAGGGCGGGATGTTCAAGTCCTCGGAACCATGACAGGATATCTCGCGAATATCCTTCACTTCCTCCGACACCTTTGCGTTGCTGAATCCACGGGAAAGATGAGCATCGGCAAACTGCCATGCCTTTGTGAACTTGTTCCTCAGATATTTGTGTGTCATTGTATCCTGCTGAAGTTGTTCTTCTTCTTGAAGACCAATACATCCTGAAACTTATCCATCAACTGATCGCTCTTGTGCGATATGACGAATATGTTGCATCTTTCGCCCATGCTCTTGAGCAACTTCATGAACTCGTCCATTCCCGTTCCGTCTAGGCTTGAATCAAATACCTCGTCAAGCACAAGAAGATTGCAGTTGGTGCTGTTCTTCAACCGTGCGATCTCGCGCCAAGCAAGAAGAAGAGACAGGTCGATACGCATCTTCTCTCCCTCACTGAACGATGCATAGGTGAACTCGTCGCGGTGGCGGGACTTGATCGTCTCATCGAAGTTGTCGTCAAGGTTGAACTGCACGAAGAAATCCATGCAAGCAAGATAGTGGTTGATCATCTTGTTCATGATGGGCAAGTAATGCCTGATGATCTTGGTCTTGATGCCCGTGTCCTTCAGGATGTTCTGTGCCGATGACAACAACTTCTGCTCATGCAGACGATCATCAAGATTCTTTCTTGCTGAAGCAACCTTGTCCTCAAGTTCCTCAAGGGCAGTCTGCTCATCG